TCGCGACTATATATTACTATTTTCCACAAATAATGAGTAAAATTTTGAGTTTGGCTACCCCCACCCCCCTCTATATAGGAAGACCCCCCTATAGGAGTCCCAAAAGGCTTGTGTAAAAATTTTTTTTATTCTATAACGTGAAAAACGGCTAACATCGGCTTGCAAAAATGACAATGACAGTAGAACCTGAACTAAATGTAAAATTATCAGAGTCTTCACCCCCCATAGATTTAAAGGATCGTATGGAGTCAGCAGCTAATACTGCCGCAGAACTTGCAGAACATGGGTTAGACGTTGAGCCGACCAAAGAAGATAAGGATACGGCTGCTAAAATTGTTAACGCATATGCAAGTAATCCCGAAAAGACTTCTAAAAAGGTCACAGACAAAAGAATTTCTACGTTAACACCTGCATCACTGCTCCTCACAAACAGTATTATACAGGAATTTGGGCAGTCTATTGTAGAAAGTTCCATGCAAATACGTCATCTTGTGACAAACAAGTTACTACTGGAGACTGACAACCCTGATCCTCGTGTTCGTATACGTGCATTAGAGCTTTTGGGTAAGATTAGTGATGTAGGACTGTTTGCAGAGAAGTCTGAAGTAACAATAACGCATCAGTCTACGGACGACATTAAGGAAAAACTACGTAGTAAGCTCGCAAAACTTGTAAATCCACCCGAAGAAGTTAAAGCAGCCGTCATTATCGACGGAGAAGCGTTGGATGTGGATAAAGAATTAGGTTTAGACAGTGAGTGAAGTTGCTTTAGACTTTTCTGAAGAAGAGATTCAGGTAATGTTAAACAATTTAGACCATTATACCCCCGATGAAGTGGCAGAGATTGACCGTATGGTCGATGAACTGAGTGTACGCAAAGAAAACACCCTTGCTTATGATGATTTGATTGAATTTTGTAAACGTATGCAGTCAGACTACATTGTTGGTAAGCATCACAGACTATTAGCAGATATGCTTATGGGTATAGAACGAGGAGATAAAGATCGTATATGTGTAAACATACCACCACGTCATGGTAAATCTCAACTTGTGTCTATTTTCTTCCCAGCGTGGTTTTTGGGGCGAAATCCAAATAAAAAAGTGATGATGGTGTCCCATACCACAGACTTAGCGGTAGATTTTGGACGTAAAGTACGTAATTTAATTGCTACAGATGAGTATACGTCTATATTTCCTACGGTTAAATTAGCAGCAGACTCAAAATCAGCGGGTCGTTGGAACACTAACTCTGGAGGTGAATATTATGCGTGCGGTATTGGGTCTTCTATTGCTGGTAGGGGTGCTGACCTCTTGCTCATTGATGACCCCCATTCTGAACAAGATGTCATTAACGGAAATTTTGAAGTGTTCGAAAAAGCCTATGAATGGTTTACATTCGGAGCGCGTACTCGGCTTATGCCTGGAGGTCGAGTTGCCATAATACAGACACGTTGGCATATGGATGACTTAACAGGACGTGTTGTACGGGATATGGGACAAAACGAGCGATCAGATCAATACGAAGTAGTCGAGTTCCCCGCAATACTAGATGTTGTGGATGAGAAAACTAAGAAATCGACTCAAAAACCCCTTTGGCCTGAGTTTTTTGACCTTAACGCGTTACTACGTACTAAAGCATCTATGCCTGTATTCCAGTGGAACGCACAGTATCAACAAGAACCCACCGCTGAAGAGGCTGCTCTGGTTAAGCGGGAGTGGTGGCAGATGTGGCAGAAAGAAAGTCCACCTGCGTGTGAATATATTATTATGTCTCTCGACGCTGCAGCAGAGACACACAACCGTGCAGACTTCACCGCATTAACCACATGGGGGGTGTTTTTGAACGAAGAAGTAGATAATTACAATATTATTTTGCTAAATAGTATAAAAAAGCGTATGGAGTTCCCAGAGTTAAAAGATTTGGCTATGGAGGAGTACTCTGAGTGGGAACCAGATGCGTTCATTGTGGAGAAAAAGAGTGCAGGTACAGCACTCTACCAAGAGATGAGACGTATGGGACTACCTGTGCAAGAGTACACACCCCACAGGGGCTCAGGTGACAAATTGGCACGTTTAAACTCCGTAACTGATATTGTAGCGTCGGGGTTATGTTGGGTTCCAGAGACACGTTGGGCAGAAGAAGTGATAGAAGAGATTGCAGGATTTCCATTTATGAGCCATGATGACCTTGTTGACTCTACCGTGATGGCACTTATGCGCTTTAGGCAGGGTGGATTTATAAAACTACCAAATGACGAGCCTGACGAGGTTCGGTACTTTAAACAACGACGAAGTGGATTTTATTGATGGCTATTGAGAAGGGACTATACTCCGCCCCAAAGGGGATCGACGAGGAAGTTGGTGAAGGAGAACTAGAAATTGAGATCGTAAACCCTGAAAGCGTTACGCTGGATGATGGGAGTATGGAGATTACTATTGAACCTGGAGCTGAGGGTATGGAAGGCGGGGCATTTGATGATAACCTCGCAGATATGTTGGAGGATAGTGACCTCAACTCTCTCGCTAAAGATATATGTGATATGGTCGAGTCTGATATCGACAGCCGCAAAGAGTGGGCAGATACCTTTGTTAAGGGTTTAGATGTACTTGGGTTTAAGTATGAAGAACGTACAGAACCTTGGGAAGGTGCGTGCGGTGTGTATTCTACAGTGCTTGCAGAGGCCGCCATCAGATTCCAAGCAGAGACAATGAGTGAGACGTTCCCTTCTTCTGGGCCAGTAAAGACTAAAATACTAGGGGAAGATACTAAAGAGAAAGAAGAAGCCGCTGAACGTGTCAAAGCAGACATGAACTACGAGCTTACCGAGAACATGGTTGAGTACAGACCAGAGCATGAGAGATTACTTTACAGTCTTGGGTTGGCAGGGTCAGCCTTTAAGAAAGTATATTACGACCCTAACATGGGCCGTCAGGTTGCTGTTTATATCCCAGCAGAAGACGTTATCGTGCCTTATGGCGCGTCACATATAGAAACCGCAGAACGTGTTACTCATGTTATGCGTAAAACTAAAAACGAGCTAAAGAAACTACAGGCAAATGGGTTCTACAGAGAAATAGAACTTGGAGACCCACAACCATACCACAGTGATATAGAGGAGCGAAAAGCAGAAGAAGGTGGATACTCACTTACGGATGATGATCGTTTTACTGTTTATGAAATACACGCTGACCTTATAATAGACGGTGCAGGTGATTCCGAAGAGGATGATATCGCTAAACCCTATGTTGTAACGTTGGAGAGGGGTTCAAACGAGATACTAGCAATACGTAGAAATTGGAGTCAAGATGATGAACTGATGTTAAAACGTCAACATTTTGTACACTATGTATATGTTCCAGGATTTGGGTTTTACGGGCTTGGGTTGATCCACATTATCGGTGGGTATGCCAAGGCGGGAACATCCTTGATACGTCAATTAGTAGACGCTGGTACGCTCGCAAACCTCCCTGGCGGGTTGAAATCGCGTGGATTGCGTATCAAGGGTGACGATGCTCCCATAGAACCTGGAGAGTTTAAAGATGTAGATGTGCCATCAGGGTCTATCCGTGACAACATCATGCCTTTACCTTACAAGGAGCCCAGCCAGACATTACTCGCACTCCTAGACAAGATTACACAAGAAGGCCGTAGACTCGGTGCGATTAGTGATATGAACATCTCAGATATGTCTGCTAATGCTCCTGTGGGGACGACACTCGCACTCTTGGAACGCACACTCAAACCGATGGCTGCAGTGCAAGCACGCGTACATTATGCGATGAAGCAGGAGTTTAAACTCTTAAAAACAATAATGTCAGAATACGCACCGATGGAGTACGCATACCAGCCTGCTAGAGGGGAAGTAAGCGCACGGCAAGCTGACTACATGCTCATAGACGTTATACCTGTTAGTGATCCAAACAGCTCCACTATGGCGCAGCGCGTTGTGCAGTATCAAGCTGTATTACAGATGGCGCAACAGGCTCCGCAGATATATGACTTACCGCAACTGCACAGGCAGATGATAGATGTGTTAGGAATTAAAAATGCAGATAAACTTGTTCCAACAAAAGACGACATGAAACCCGTAGATCCTATTAGTGAGAACATGGCGGCATTAACAGGTAAACCGATGAAAGCGTTTATTTACCAAGACCATGAGGCTCATATCGCAACGCATACATCCTTTATGCAAGATCCGATGATTGCACAAACTATTGGGCAGAACCCACAAGCACAACAAATAATGGCTTCTCTACAAGCACACATTGCTGAACATCTTGGGTTTAAGTATCGTAAGGATATTGAAGATCGTTTGGGTGTTGATCTACCAATACCTAATGCTGAACTCCCTGAAGAAATTGAAGTGGACTTAGCTCGACTTGTAGCTAAAGCGGGTGTACAGCTTGCACAAGACCATCAAAAACAAGCAGCGCAACAGCAAGCGCAACAGCAAGCACAAGATCCGATGGTACAAATCAAACAGCAAGAAGTGCAGATTAAACAAGCAGATGTAGAACGAAAAGTTCAAAAAGATAAAGTTGACGCTATGATAGATACGCGAAAACTTGAGCTTGAAGAGCAAGAAATGATAATGGACGCCCAAAAATCAGGCGTAAAAATGGCAGCGGATAGAAGAGCATCTAACGCTAAAATTGATCTTGAAACTGTAAAAACAATGCAAAATGGTAGGAATAGGAAACAATAATGGCAAAAACCGTCTTTGACGTGCTTAAAGATAACATCGAGGTTGATAAAGCCTCTGCACTAGAATTTCTTGGGAGTGGGGGCGCAAAAGACTTCGCTCAATACAAGGAAGTTGCTGGCCTTATACGAGGTTTGGAGTCCAGCATAGCACATATACAAGACCTCTCGCGCAACTATATGGAAGATGATGATAATGAATAAAGTAGCAGAACTGGATATAAATGAGGTAGACGAGCAAGAACTAGAAGCACAACTACCCCGTCCTGTAGGGTATCGCATACTTATTGCAATGCCTGAAATAGAAGAGACCTTCGCAGATACCAAGGTATTAAAAACCACCACTATAATACATCAAGAACATATTATGTCTATTATCGGACTTGTTTTAGATATGGGAGATCAGGCTTATTCTGATGTAGAGCGTTTTGGTGACACCCCTTGGTGTAAAGTAGGCGATTACGTAATGTTTCGTGCAAATACAGGCACGAGGTTTAAAGTTGGTGGAGTTGAGTATCGTTTAATGAACGATGATTCAATAGAAGCCGTAGTCAGCGACCCCCGTGGTGTATCACGAGCATAAGGAAATAAGAAATGGCATTTGAAAAAGTTGAGTATAGTTTTCCTGATGAGCAGGAAGATATTAAGAAACCAGAAATTGAAAATTCGTCGGCAATAGAGATTGATCTGGATAAAGGTAAGGATAAGAAAGAGGAAGCAAAAGCTGAACCTGAACCCAAACCTGAGAAAGAAATAGAAGTTGAAGTCGTAGATGATACGCCTAAAGCGGATAGAAATCGTAAAGCATCAGAACCTCCAGAAGATGTGACTGAGGAGGAGTTAGAAGACTATTCTGAAAAAGTTCGTAAGCGTATCCAGCACTTTAGTAAGGGTTACCACGATGAACGACGTGCTAAAGAAGCAGCTTTTAGGGAGAAGCAGGAACTTGAGGCGTTAGCTCAATCTCTTGTTAATGAAAACAAAAAATTAAAAGGTAGCGTTAACAAGAATCAAACAGCAATGCTTGAGCAAGCTAAGAAAGGCGCAAATTCTGAACTAGAAACAGCTAAGAACGCATACAAGACTGCGTATGAGGCTGGGGACGCAGAAGCTGTCGTAGCTGCACAAGAAAGTTTAACGGCTGCTAAGATTAAAACTGATAAGTTGAATAATTACAAAATTCGACCTTTACAGGAAGAAGAAACATCTGTAGCATTAAATAAAGAGACCGCTGTAGAAGCAGAACCTACAGTAGATCCAAAAGCATTAGCTTGGGCAGATAGAAACCCTTGGTATGGATCTACTGATGAGGCAGGTAGAGAAATGACAGCTATGGCAATGGTCACACATGACAGATTAGCTAGGCAAGGTGTAGACTTGCAAAGTGATGAATACTACGAGGCATTAGATACTCGTATGCGGCAATTTTTCCCCGATCAGTTCGAGGAGGTTGCAGAAACGGAGGCAGAAAAGCCTAAGAGAAGGTCCAATGTGGTTGCACCCGCTACGCGGAGCACGTCACCTCGAAAAGTGACATTAACGCAAACACAAGTGTCTGTAGCTAAAAGACTTGGATTAACTCCCGAACAATACGCCAAACAGGTTGCAATAGAAATGAGGAAAGACAATGGCTGAAAATCGCATAGACCGTGAATTAACTACTCGTGAAACATCAACACGTAAAAAGGCTTGGACACGTCCTGAAGTATTACCTTCACCGACACCACAACCTGGGTACGCGTTTCGTTGGATCAGAACAAGTACTCAAGGGCAAGCAGATGCCACAAACGTTTCTTCAAAATTACGTGAAGGTTGGGAGCCTGCAAAAGCTTCAGATCATCCTGAGATTACAATGGTAACTATAGAGAATGAAAAGTTTTCTGATAACGTTGTGATTGGTGGTTTGATGTTATGTAAAGCTCCGATTGAATTGGTAAACGAGCGCAGTGATTATTATAAACAGCAAACGGATAACCAAATACAGTCAGTAGACAACAACCTCATGCGAGAGAACGACCCTAGAATGCCCTTGTTTCACGACAGGAAATCTAAGGTTACTTTTGGAAAAGGCAATTAATTTAGATCAAAGGAGAATTGGATATGGCTTATCCAACTATAGACGCCCCTTATGGGCTTGTTCCCGTTGGCCTGATTGGTGGTCGTCCTTACTCAGGCGCTACTCGACGAATGAAAATAGCTAGTAATTATGGTACAGCTATTGGAAAAGGCGATTTAGTAAAACGTGTAAACGACGGAACCATTGAGCGTGACGGGAGTACAACAGCTTTCCCAGCTACTGGCACACTAGGTATTTTTATGGGTTGTAGTTATACTGACCCGAATACTAGCCAGCTAACATTCAACAATCAGTATCCTGCTAGCACTGTTGCTAGTGATATTGAGGCGTTTGTCGCTGATGACCCTGACTTAATAATGAAAGTAGCTATTTGCTCTTCAGGGACAACAATGGCAACATTGGGGAGAACTGTTATTGGTAATAAAACTTCAGTCATTAGTAATACATTAACTACTATTAATGGGCGTTCGAAGTTAGCTGCTAGTAGCAGCATTAATACCACCTCAACACTACCACTTCATATTATTGATGTAGTTGATAGCACGGCAACTGGAAGCGATACTTTCCAAGAATTGCTTGTTATCTTCAGCACTCATACTGATAATGGTAGTAACGTGTTCATTGGTGGACATGCTTATCGTAACCCAGTTGGCCTATAAAGGAGAATAAATAATGGCTATTTCACGCGCACAACTCCTTAAAGAACTGCTACCTGGCTTGAACGCATTATTCGGTTTGGAATATGCAAAGTACGGTGAGGAGCACGCAGAAGTCTTTGAATCAGAGACCTCTGATCGTTCTTTTGAGGAAGAAACTAAGCTATCAGGCTTTTCTGCAGCACCAGTCAAAGACGAGGGCTCTGCCATCGAATACGACAATGCTCAAGAGGCTTTCACGGCTCGCTATAACCATGAGACAATCGCAATGGGCTTTTCAATTACTGAAGAGGCTATCGAGGATAACTTGTATGATTCTTTATCAGCTCGTTATACTAAAGCGCTTGCTCGTGCTATGGCATACACAAAACAAGTTAAGGCAGCTACAATTTTAAATAATGCCTTTGACTCTGGCACTACTTATGGAGATGGAGTGGAGCTTTGTTCTACTGCACACCCACTAGTAAGTGGCGGCACTAACTCGAATGAGCCAGCAACTGCGGCAGATTTGAATGAGACTTCACTAGAAGCAGCTATCATTCAAGTAGCAGGTTGGACAGACGAGCGCGGCTTGTTAATCGCTGCAAAACCTCGCAAACTTGTGATTCCACCGAACTTGCAATTCGTTGCAACTAGATTGTTGGAAACAGAAGGTCGCGTAGGTACAGCAGAT